GCCGCCATCAACGCGTTGGTCAATCAAGACATTAGCCAACTCAAAGGCGTGCAGGACTCGATCGAACAAGCAGCGGTGCGAGTTGCTGAGCGCATTTTAGTCCTAGCTAAAAAGTATTTCAGCAAGGGCATGATGGTCCGCATGTTCAATATCGACGGCGGCATGTTTTATAAGAACCTAAAAGACACAGACCTGAGTGAGCAGCCCGATATATTCTTTGAGGCTGGCAGCTTGTTTGCGCAAACCACAGAAAACCGTGAGCGCAAAGCACTGCAAATGTTTCAGTTGCAACTTATCTCACCAGAAGAGGCAAGGCGAGCAATCAACTTCTTTGGTATGGATAGCCAGATTGCTCAGACTGTCCGAAGTTATAACTACGCTTTGGACGTGCTTGAGGCTGTTCTTGAGGGTGCTGCGGTTGAGATTATGCCTACCGACCCGCTCAAGGAAATGCTTGAGGTATTTGCAGAGTTTAGCGTTTCGTCAGAAATGGAAGAGTTGCCACCAGAGATTCAAGCATCAGTCAATGATGTGTATCGGGCGGTTGTGGCCCAAGGCAACCCGCAAGCTGTGCAGGAGTTGTCGCAGCCGCTGTACCCAGTGCAGCAACCACAGCAGCCGCAACAGCCTGGTGGCGTGCCCGGCTTGACAGGTGGGCCGCTCCTGCCCGGCGAAAGCATACCTCAAGAGCAGGCAGGCGGAACATCGCAAGGGGCAATCAATCGTGAGCAAGGCAAGCGAGAGGCTGCTATCTTTGAGGCACCTGCTCAAGGCGGAGGTTTCGGATGAACGTAACAGAAGCACGAAATCTGTTTAGAGATTATGTTGATGACCCTGACGGCACTTTTCTTACAGACGCTCAGGTCAATCAATATCTAGACTTTGGGCTTGGTGACTGGCTAAAGTTTATTAGGCAGCACCGTCCTGATTTGCTTTTGTCGTTTGTCAATCTTACGGCGGCAAATGGTGCAGGGTATACGTCACAGCCGACATCTTCTAAGCCGGTGGCGTATGCTCTGAACCTCAATGACAAAGATATTATTTACCCTGGCAAAGTTGCTAACACGCCGCTCATGGGTTCGTTTGTTGACACGTCAGGTGGTGCGGGTGCGTTTACTACACTGACCGGGCCAATAGACACGATTAGCAACCTGTACAGGGGGCAGTCTGGGCCAGACAGCGAGCAAACAAGAACTTGGCGATTGATGCCGGTAAGCCGTGGTGAGTCGTTGAACCTGTCAAACAACATGTATAATTACATGCTGCAAAGACAGACGCTCATGTTCAACGGTGGTTTTCCTGAGAACCTTATTATTGAGTATTTCCCGCAGCCTCGCACTGTTTTTGCTGCTTCTAGCACTGACGCATCACAGCCAATCGAAGACGGCTTTTTGCCACAGTTCCATGAGTTGATTGTGCTAATGGCAACAACTCGTTATTTTATTCGTGATGGTCAGCCTAATCAGCTTGTTGCTGCGCAGATGAGCACAAATCAAGCGTCTTTGTTGCGATACTTGCAAGATGGTCAACTGACTGACGGCTTTGATCGTGTGACAGTTACGCATTTATTTTAGGGTATACTATGGCGGCACGCTATCCTGAGTTGGACATCTTCCCCAAGGCCGGCATGGATTTGCGTGACCCGTCTACGCCGGACTGGTTTGCAAACTTATGGCGACCAACTCGTGGCAATACAGTTGAGGTGCGGCCTGGGCTAGGTCAACTTGAGCAGTTAGACACTAGTGTGATGACACCCGGCGCAGGCACGGGTGTAGGCTCAGGCGGCTACACCAGGCACCTCGGCAGCTTTTTATATAATAGCAACTTTGGACACCGGCAGGTTATTTCGGTGTTTGAGGTAGACGTGCAGTTATCTAACGCTGAGCAGCCAAGTGGGGCACCGGTCAATCTGCTCGAAACAATACACGGTAAATCTAAAAGTGTTGTTGTAAGTATTTATGATGTGACTACTGGGTATCAGTGGGAAGAGTTGCTAACGGTACACACGTCAGAGTTTACAACTGACGCAACAATACCGCAGGCACATAACCATTTTGAATCAACCTCAACCATTACAAGCAAGTACGCTTTTGCTACGTTGCCAATGGACTACTTAAGTTTGCATTACGACAAAGCAGTTGAGGACGTGTCGTTTGTGCAGTCAGGTGATTCGGTTGTTATGTGTTTAGGCCCTTACGGTGTGTGGATTTATCACGGCATCGACATTGCAGCTAATCGTGCAAAGAAAATTTCCGCCGATGTGTTTTCGCCGTTTGCTATGAGCAGCAGTGCTTTTGTTGGTTTCAATAATCAAGTTGGTTATTCTGAGGGCTCGGTCATTCGACCGGTTGCCGGCACTAGAGGTTTGAATGGTACAAACTTTGTGTACCTCAACAAGTCAGAGTTTCCTCGTGCAACAGCGGCAGTTCTTAGTAAAAATCGTGTGGTTTATGCGCAGCGCAGTGTTGTGTACTTTTCGGATGTTGGGCAGCCTGGTGCCATTTTGGCAGACAACTTCGCAGAGTTTCAAACCGAGGGAGCAATCACAGCACTTGGTGAGTTCAACAACAACATCTATGCGTTTACTGAAACAGGCGTCCATTTCTTAGCAATAAATCAAAGGGTTAGCGCAGGGCCTGCATCTGCAAACATTGTGGATGTCCAGCATGTTCGACTCAGCGACAAGGTTGGTTGTGTAGGCCCTAGGTCAGTGTGTACCACACCGTTTGGTGTGGCGTGGGTAAGCAGTCGTGGTGTCCACATAGCCGGCGCAGGGCAGCAAGTGCAGGACATCAGTGATCCGATTGTTGACTACTGGGACAGCGGCATTGTTGACCCGATGAGTCAATACTTTCCAAACAACGGAACCGGCGGCAGCAAGAAGCAGCCCAGTATTATATATAGGCATCAAGGCAAGCCAACCCTAGCATACGAGCCGCAAAGTGAATCGTTATTTATTTCGTATGCGGATCACATGCTGGTGTATCAGTTTCGTGCTCAGTCGTGGGCTATCTGGCCGCTGTGTGCCAACAACAGAACCGGCGAGGTGTATAAGCGTCAAACAGTCAACGCTTTGCAGGTTATGGCTGATGCCAAGGGTGTCATTGTTTGCGGTGGCTTAAACGACAGCGATGAGAATGGCCTCAACCCTGCAAGTCAAACGACATCGTATTATTTGTGTAAGCTGGGTTTAGGTGGGGCGGTTGATCGCAGTTGCGAAACCGAAGACCACCGAGAGTACGGCTTGGGGCGCTATAAATATTCAATGGTTGGCGGTGCTTGGTCTGCTACTTATCCAGTAGCGTTTTATGTAAATCCGCCAAAGGTGCTGGATGATGCAACTCACACTAAAAAGATTTATGAGATTGTTATCGACATCGAGTCTTTTTTGAATTGGCCCCCGGCTGTTGCTTCTGTGTCGATTGATTTTACTCTGACTTTCGGTGCCAACTTTACGCTGGATGGTTATGGGGTGCCACCCGAATCAGGGACGTATGCAGCTTACACATTTACGCCGGGTGCTAACCAACTAAACATAAAGCGAGACACTTACGCATCAGCCAGGCGCACGATTGTTGGTCGTCTCCCTATGGTTATGCTGCGACTGGTTGCAGATGCTAACGCTGATATTGATCCTAACTTAGCTGTAACGGCTGCGAAGGTTTACGACGGGGCGGCTTTTGTTGAGTGCCCGGTGATGATTTACAACTTCAAACATCGGTTTGCTACGACAAGCCGCAACTACAACGACCGTTTGAAAACCTCAGTTGAGTACGGCTATCAAACAGGTCAAATAGGCATGAACGAGGGCAAGCAACTGAAAGCTCGTGGTATCAACACCGTCCTAACAACGACGACAAAATCAACGAGCAATATTTATAACACAATATTTAGCGGTGATTATAAAATACGCAGCGGCCAATACCCTGATTACAATGCGCCTAATCTTGCGACGCGACGATACGAACAGTTGCAAACTATTCGACAAAGAATGTTGAACAATCGTAGGATATTTGACGGGCTGGCTAAATGGTCTCCTACAGCAACAGCTTCTGACGCTTACCTTATTGATAGCCCTGAGTTGAACCGTATTGCGCTAAGTGCGCACGCCCGTGGTGAAACAATCAAAACAGGTGTTTATGGGTGGTGCGAAGACAAGGCTGATCAACTGAAGTTACACCGCATGGCTTTGAGTGTTTTTGCTGTTGGTGGCAACAGGCGCAAGGGTCGAACCTAATGGATAATAACGCTGTTACGACAAACGTAGCCAGGGTGTTCCAAGATATAGGTTTGGACATCAGCCAGCTTGGTGGGTTGATTGGTGACTTTAGATATAGTGACCAAGAGCAGTATCGTGAAATCAAAAGCGCAGACTTCGGTGTGCAGATTGGCTCAGGTTCACGGCCTGGTTTTACTGTAAAAGCTGACCGGGCAAGCCTTACGGGCGCACCGGGTGCTGTTTGCGTTAGTCAGATTGTTGTCGAAGGCACAGCCATATTAAGAAATATGACATTCATTTGTGACGGCAACACGCCGGCTATTGTTGTCGGCGAAAATGCCCGGTGTATTTTGCAGGGGTGCCACATTGTGAAAGCAGCAGGAGTCAGCGGGGCTGCCAATGTATACATAGATGTTATCAAAAACGGACTGCTCAATGTGGTTGGTTGTATGTTCCACGGGGAACAATCTGCTGGCCATGTTATTACAAACGCTGGCGCAGCAACCAATGTTGATGTAACTGGGTGCGTGAACCTAACCGGTGTTGGTCATAACAATGTCACGGTTGTTGGTGAGGTGCCATGAGCAATCGCAGAATCACTGACGAACAGTTTAGCACAAACAGCACAATCGACGGCAGCCGTATATCAAAGGCGGTTTCAGAGGCTGTTGAGTACAACAACAACCTACCGATTGAAGCTGTCTGCCGCAGTCGTGCGGTGAGTTGCATTTGCCTGGGTGCTTATCCAAGGGCAGCAAACGCAGCAGCAGGTGCGTTGACTTATAGTGCCCCGTGGTTGTGGTACAGTTGGGCAGATGCGTCTTCTAATAAGTATTACAGGGCCAAAGGCATACAGGCAGCAAAATCAACATCAGGGTCGCTGAGAACAGATGATGGTGGCTTGTGG